TTGCTTCTGCTGCCTCTTGGAAAGGTATAAAAGTAGTAATATTGGATGAAGCAGATTTTATCACTATCCAGGGACAAGCCGCTTTAAGAAACGTAATTGAAACATTCTCACGCTCAACACGTTTTATCTTAACTTGTAATTTTGTTGAGCGTATAATTGATCCTATCCAATCACGTTGTCAGGTACTTAAAATAGTACCACCTTCAAAAAATGATACCGCAAAACACGTAGCAGGAATATTAGAGAAAGAAGGTATAGAATACGAGGTAGAAGCATTAAAAGCAATTGTATCACAATACTATCCTGATTTGAGAAAAATGCTGAACACTGTTCAACTTTCCACTCAAGAAAACACTTTAAAAGTAGATAAAACTGTTTTAACCTCTACAAACTATATAACCGCTGTTATAAAAGAGTTGGCTACCACAAAAAAGTTTAATACCATTAGACAAATAATAGCGGATAGTGGAGTAAAAGACTTTGAGGAACTATATCGTTCCCTATTTGATTATTCCTCAAAATATGCTGAGGGGAGTGAGGGCATGATAGCAATCATATTGAATGAGCATTTGTATCAAGCTAACTTTAGAATAGATAAAGAAATCAATGCAATGTCAGCTATTGCAAAAATTATAGAAACAATTAAATAACATATAATGGAACAACCACAATTAAACATTGACTTTAAAACAACAACTGCTGTTGAAGGATTCAACGGCGGACAATTATTTGGACAAGCTTTTATCATCCGTAAAATTTCAAAATTTGCAATTGGAGCAGATGAAGATGCTATGATGCCTATCCCAGTATTTTATGATTTGGAAACAAAGAAAATCATTGTAGATTCTCTTCCAAAAGAATTACGTGAGGAATATAAAGATATTGCAATTGAAGGATAAAAAACAGATAAAAAATATTTGGGAATGGTTGAATGAGATCACTGTATCAAAATCATCCATTTCCGATATTTCTGAGGAATCATGGGATACTTTTAACTCCTATATGGTTAATCGTTTTATTTCAATGAATGTAGAGTATATTGAACTCGCAAACTATGTTCAGTCTATACCCTATGACAATAAAAAACAATTATATTCAATTTACAGAGAAATGATACCAAAAAGAAAAGTTTGGCTAAAGTACATCAAAGGTACTTCAAAAACCTACCAACCACAACTCATAGAACATATTTGTGATTATTTTGAATGTGGTAAATCAACAGCAACTGAATATTTAGGTGTTCTAAAAAAAGATGAAACTCTAAACATTTTAGAGAAAATGGGAATAGAGGATAAAGAAGCTAAAAAACTATTAAAAAAATGAGTGAATTAAGAACCATTCCAAAAACCGATTCAATAGTGGATTCTATTATTGATAGATTTGTTGAGCGTGCTCAAGTAGGAATGAAAAAATATGGAACAAATTTAGATCGTACTGATTTAAATTTAGAGCAATGGTTAGAACATTCTATTGAGGAGCAACTAGATAATATACTATATATGCAGAGAGCATTAAAAGAATTGCGTGAAACAAAATCTTTATAATATTTATAATAAAACATTCTTAACTTAAAATAAAATGACAAACGAAGAACTACGCATGCAATTCCTTTCAGGTGTTATTACCGAGGGAGAATACAAAGAAAAATTAGAAGAAAATAAAAAATCCCTTAACGAACACTATGTTGCAGGAGGTATTGTAGGAATTCAAGCAATCAACACTATTCCACCACGTGAAAAATCTGATTATGAAACTGCTTTTGAACACTTTCTTTCAGAAAGGTATGAAAAAGAAGGAGTGGTGAATGAGGAAGAATTAGAAGGTGATGTTGAAAAAATATCCAACATAGTAAAAAGTAAATTCCCAGGGGCTAATTATAAAACTTATCTTAACGCAGCTCTAAAGAAATTGAAAGATGGAAAAGAATTGAATGCTAAAAATTTTGTTATCACAGATTTATTTGCTCTATCAGAAGTTCTTTTATTTTTAATGAAAGATGCTGATTCTAGTACCCTTTCATCTCTAAATTCTCTTTTTAAACAAATAAAACCAGCTGGTGAAACTACTACTACTAGTGTAGCAGGAGATACTGAATAATTAATATGAATCCTCAAGACACAATTACAGTAGATGTTCCATTATTCATCCGTTTACTAGAATACGCTAGAGAAGATGCTCAAACAGACATGGATTTACATGACCTAGCAGATAGAGCAATCAAATTAGGATTAGATGGAAAAACATTAAACATGCAGCACTACAATGCTTTGATGGGTGATGAAGAAGCTGTAAATGAAATCCGAAATCTGCAAATACGAGCAGGTATTATAAAATAAAACCCCAACCCAAACAAATAAAGAAAGCTTGCCTATGGCAGGCTTTTTTTGTATATTGTGGTTATGTCAAAAAAGAAGAAAATTCCAAAGATTCTAAAGGAGATAAAATCCAAAGAACTCCCACAAGTAAACTACGCATTTCAAAAATCCATTTCATACTCACAATTCTCCATGTTTAGAGAATGTCCAAAGAAATGGTCTTTACAATATAGAGAGGGACATAAGCAATTTACCTCAAGTATCCATACAGTTTTTGGAACTGCTTTACATGAAACACTCCAAGAATATCTTACAGTAATGTATGAAAAAAGTGGGGCCGAAGCAGACCGTTTAAACACAGCTGAACTTTTAGAGGAAAACTTAAGAGAGGAATATAGAAAACAATATATAGCAAATAAAAAACAACACTTCTCCTCCCCAGAGGAACTCAGAGAGTTTTATGAGGATGGAGTAGAGATAATTAGAGAGGTAGCAAAAAATAGAGGAAAATATTTCTCAAAAAGAGGATGGCACCTTGTGGGATGTGAAATCCCTCTAATGATCAACCCACACCCATCCCTCCCTAACCTATACTTTCAGGGATTTTTAGATGTTGTGTTGTATCATGAGGAAACAAATTCCTTCAAAATTATAGATATTAAAACATCAAAAAGTGGATGGAATCAAACCACTAAAAAAGATGAAAACAAACAATTCCAACTTATACTTTATAAAAAATATTTTGCTGAACTATATAATGTTCCACAAGAGAATATTGAGGTAGAATTCTTTATAGTAAAAAGAAAACTATATGAGAGTGAGGATTTTGTTATTCGAAGAGTACAACAATTTATTCCACCCTCAGGAAAAGTCAAAATGAATAAAGTAACTAAATCGCTAAATGAATTCATTTCAGCGGCATTCAATAAGGATGGGTACAAAGATGTAGACCATCAACCAACCCCACACAATAATTGTGGATGGTGCCCTTTTCACAAAACTCATTTATGTTCTGCGACTTTCTAAGATCCTCATATACGTATATCAGATAACGATATAAATATATAATATAATGGCAAAAAATCAACAATTAACAAGTGTAAAAATAGACAAGGATCTATTTGAGGAATTTAAAGTAGCGTGTGTGAAAATGAAATTTTCATTTCAAAAACTAGCAGAACGCACAATGCATCTCTATTTAACGGATGAGGAATTTAGAAAACAAATCCACAAACATAGTGATCTATCTTTGGAAGAGGAAGAATAGTATAGTACATTAAAAATAAAAAGTTATATGAAAGAAAAATTCAGTTATTTACCTCAAAATGAACGGAAAAAAATTCTACTAATATGTGATGATATCCGTGTTCATTCAGGAGTAGCAACCGTTGCAAGAGAAATAGTTATAAACACCTGCCAACATTTCAACTTTGTAAATATTGCAGGAGCAATCAACCACCCAGAACAAGGTAAAAAGTTTGATCTATCAGCAGATACATCAAAAAATGCAGGCATTGATGATGCCTCAGTTATTCTATATCCTGTAAATGGATATGGAGATGCTAATTTTTTGAGACAAATAATGGCTATAGAAAAACCAGATGCCTTAATGATCATAACTGATCCAAGATACTTTGAGTGGCTATTTCAAATCGAAAACGAGATTAGAAAAACAACCCCAATCATTTACTTGAATATTTGGGATGATTTCCCAGCTCCACTTTACAATAAAGCGTTTTATGAGAGTTGTGATGCATTACTTGCTATCTCAAAGCAAACAAAACTCATTAATGAGGTAGTTTTAGGTGAGAAAGCAGAATCAAAAATACTTGAGTATGTTCCACACGGTTTGAACCCATCCCACTATTATCCAATTGAGGATGAAAAAGAATTAGAGGAACTAGAAACATTTAGAAAAAACCTATTTGAAGATGATAAAGATTTTGTACTATTTTTTAACTCCAGAAATATCCGAAGAAAGCAAATTCCTGACACTATGCTTGCTTTTAGATATTTTTTAGATACTTTACCAAAAGAAAAAGCAGAAAAATGTGCTTTTGTTTTACACACAGAGGTAAGTAGTGATCATGGAACTGATTTAGAGGAGGTAAGAAAAATATTGTTTAAAGATTATCCTAAAGCAATTTATTTCTCAACAAATAAACTCTCCACTCAACAACTAAACATGCTTTACAATATTGCAGATGCTCAAATCCTTTTAACTTCAAATGAAGGATGGGGATTAACTTTAACAGAAGCAATGCTAGCAGGTACTCCATTTATAGCAAATGTTACAGGTGGAATGCAAGATCAAATGAGGTTTGTTGATGAAGAGGGAAAATGGTTTACACCTACTCCAAAAATCCCTTCAAATCATACTTGCAGATATACAGAACATGGAAAATGGGCATTACCAGTTTTTCCAACAAATCGTTCTATTCAAGGGTCTCCTAAAA